TAGAACAAGGAGCAGCCGTTGCCAGCCGCTCCTGTTCATAGTGCTTTCGGCATTTGCCTGATGCAAACACCGGGTTGCCACAACTAGGTACGGAACATTCTACGTGGTTCATATAACCCCCAATCTTGTGAACTAGGGGTTATTTTAGTTTCTGTTCCTCTAGTTGTCAAGCCCCAGCAGAGCCGAAGATACCCAATGGGTCGCTAACACCAAAAGAATACCGTTCGCGTGCTTTATACCGGCTGTTGCCTGTATCGAAGTCCGAATCCATCGAAGTAGCCAGCGGGCTGCGAACGAAGTGCTTCATACCGTTAGGAACATCGGTCGTCAGGAACCAAGCGTTTGGATCCGTCAGATAGTTGTTTACGGTGAAGCCTTCAGCCACAGAACCGTTGTTCTTCAATGCGTTGATGTCGTTATCGTTGGTGCCGACGCGGAGTTCGGTTTCCAGCAAACGAGTTGCAACGAATTGCAGCGGACGAGGAACAACCAGCTTGCGACCCTTAGCAGCGATCAGCAGGCCACGTTCGTCAGTCCATCCACCGATCTGGATGATAGCGGCTTCCAGCGACGTTTCGTTCAGGTCAGCGCCTGCCGAGAACGTGTTGCTGTTAGTGCCGCCGCTTACCAGTGGGTGAGCAGTCGAGAACAGGGTCTGGCCATCGCCGTAAGTTGGGCCGCCGGCAAAGCCTGAGTTCAGGATTGCAGCTGCTTTAACTTGCTTGGTGTATGCCATGCCGCGAGCCAGAGCCTTGGTGTAGCGGGCCGACAGCGAATCGTAGAGGTTATCTTCGATTGCTTCTTCGGTCAGCGAGAAGCCCATTGCAATGGTCTCGTGGACGTAGCGTGCAGTCCAAGCTTCTTGTGCATTGTCATAAGCGATGGCAGAGCCTTCATTTTTGACAGGAGCAGCCGAGAAGCCCGACAGCTTGGTTTCTTCTTCAAAGCTACGTTCCGAAGTTTCGGTTTCGTAGATTTCCTTGTGCTCTTCGCCGTAGCGCTTGTACTCCAGACCGAACAGAGCGTTCAGGCCGGGCAAAAGTTCTTTGAGCAGTTGTGCGCGTGAAATTGCCATGATTTAGCTCCTTAGACGCCGGTTGGGTTGAGATACTGATGGCCGCCATTCCAAGCCACGACGTTAGGCGTGCCTTCGGTCAGGGTGATGTACGGAGCATTCCACTTGACGATGAACTCGCAGAACTCACCAGAGGCATTGGCGGTGTCAGGAACACCAGCAATGATTCGCATTGGCAGCGAGGCCGTAACGGCAGCGTTAGCACCGTCGATAGCAACAGCAGAGTCGCCAGTGTTGGTCGAACCGGAGTTCTGAACCAGAGCAGCGTTATTGCCGATTACGGTTTGGCCGTAAAAAGCAACGGTCGTGCCCGACGATACAGAGGCAACCTTGAACAGTTGATCAGGATCATCAGCAACATAAGCTACTGCGTCCGAAGCAACAGTACCGGCGGTCCAGTTTTGGGCCGTCAGGAATTGCTTGGTAACAGGGCTCGTGAAAGCGCAACCCAAGAAAACACCAACAACGCCAGTTGCAGAAACAGTCGTAGTACCGGTTTCTTTAACGATTACGCCGTCAGACGAGATACGGACAACATCACCATAGAAGATGTTAGTAGCATAAGCACTAGCAATCTTGATTTGGCGCGTCGCACCGGCAAACACTTGACCACCGATCAAATTGACCGGCTTCAGGCCATATGGGGCCGAAACAGTCGGATAAGCCATTTGTTAAACTCCTTAAAATTAAGAACCTCTACCGAAGCTAACCTTTGTCTTTCGCTCATTGAAGAGCGGCATACGTGGGTCATTTTCGCGCATGAAATTGTTATCGACAGAGTTGATTTGCGCTTCAGCGTGCTGCTGGTAATAGCTGTTGCGTTCATCAAACATTTCGACAGGGGCTTTGCACAGCATCAAACCACCGATGATTACGTTGTCCTTGAAGCGATCTGATTCGCCGCCAACAACAAAGATCTCAGGGTGATCAGAAGCCTTGACAGGTTCCCAACCTTCTCGAAGTTTTGTGGAAACATTCATGGGGTCTGATTCGCCACGGGTACTAATACGAATCCAGTGAAATTTATATCCGGGTTCCGGGTTTGGCGTTGGCAGGACTTCGGGGCGTTGCCACGATTTAGTGCGTTCCGTCTTTTCACGGGATTGGATTTCGCGGGGTGTACGATTTTCAGCCATTTTGTTTCCTCATGTCTTCTGCAACCTGTTTGGCGTAAACTTCTAGCGGGAGGCCCAAGCGTTTAGCAAGTGCAACTTGTGTCTGTGTCAGCGTGATTTTCTTAGGCGCTACGCTGCGTGTTGCCGGGGCAACGACATTGCTCTTGCGAACCTGCCTTGGTTCCGGATCTGCTTCCTCGAAATTTTCTGGGAAGACTTGGCGCATGCGAGAATTGATGTTCTCGTAGTATTCATCCGACGTTGGATCAACGCCGTTTTTAACTAGCTTCTGATGCAACCCCAGAGCGAAGCTGGTCATTTCATCATCGGTTCCAAACCAAGAATTTTCTTGTCTCCAAGATTCAGCCTTGGTATCCACCGATGCTTTTGGGGCGATTTGTGAAATTTGTACGCTTGTTTCTTCCTCTTGTAAAGGGGCAAGCTTAAAATTGTTTACCTTGTCGATCTTGAGTTTGGCATTAGTCAGCTCTTCTTGAGCCGCCAGCACCTTATCAGAGTCGCCAGACTCGTAAGCATCCTTGAATACCTTTTGAGCTTTTTCAAGCTCCGATGCCGCAACTCGTTTAGCTTGCTCGATCAAGGCTTCTTGATTCTTGTTAACCGTACCCTTTAGTTGATTATTCTCTTCGGCTAAGCGGCGGGCAACAGCCTCAAGCTCTTGACGCTCACGCAACGCAGCCTCTTTGGCGCGGCGTTCATCGTGATAGCCCTTGCTGAAGTGCTGCATGCGCTTCTTAACGCGCTCAGAGTAGCTCTCTAGCTCGTCATCGCTCAGTTCTTCTGGAGGATCGGATGGTTTGCGGTTGCGGTCTTTCGGAGGGGTGTCGTCAACCACTTCGATTTCCACTTCAGGTTCAGTTTTTTTGCCGGCATTAGCTGACTCAAACTCGGCCTTATTGCCTTCTACTTCGATCTTGAAGTCTTCCTTACCGCCTTCTGGATCGGGGAACTCGAACTCTACTTTTTCAAAAGCCATTTACTTCTCCTTATGCACGAACCACACCGCGTGGATCGGGTACGATTGCCTGAACAGAGTCATCATTCAAAAGGCGCAGTTCCTGTCCGTTTACCTTGAAACGTGTGCCGCTGTTTGGGCGGAACATTACAAAGTCGCCCACTTTGCACCACGGGCCGGTTGGAAAACGCTCTTTGTCGGCATAGGCTTGATCACCCATGTCAAGAACAACACCCATTGTTGCTAGGATATATTCTTCACGCAGGGCTTTGTCTGCCTTGATGATGCCGGATTCATACGATTCCTCTACCTTTGGGAGCGCCACAAGAATGTGGTATCCGGCCGGCTTTGGAAGTTGATTCTCAAACTCTTCTTCTGTTACAGGTACTTCTTGCGGATTAGTCATCCCATTCCTCTTCGTTGATTTTCGCAAGGTCATTTATTTCACGCTGAGCGGCAGCCAGACCCCGAAGGAAGCCGCACGTTTCTTTGTATCCGGCGAAGTCTTTAGCTCCGCCATCAACTAGAAATTGCATAGAGGAAATTTTTGCTTCCTCCAGTTTTTGATTAAGCACGTCAAAGACGGTTGTTGTCATTTACTTCCCCTGTGATTGTTTTGCTTTGATCATTTCTCTCAAAGTCTCAAGCTCAAGTCGCTTGTCTGCTTGCTGGTTCTGATGATCCAGAGCTGCGGTGTCCTTTTGGAACTGTGCCGTAGCTTTGACCTTTTCGATCCCCATCTTCTCGCGGGCGAGCTCAATATCTGCAGCGTCCTTCTGGGCTTTGCGATCAACATCGGCCTGCTTGACGGCGAGCTCTTGTTGCTTGAGCTGCATAAGCGGATCTTGCTGCGCTTGCTGGGCTTGTTGTTGAGCCTGTTCTTGAGCGTGCTGCTCTGCAACTTGTTTGCCAGCATCTGCCATAAGCTGCGACAGGGCTTTCTCCATGTCTTCCGGCATCTCTTCTCCCGGTGGTGGCAGGGCAACGCCGAGCTTGTCTTCGATCTGCTTGCGGTACTGGAAGCCCAAGTGTTCCGAGATATGCGCCTGAAGCGAAGCCATGATCTGCTGAGCCTGTGGGTTCTGGCCAATGGTGGCGGCGATCACAGGGTCTTGCATGAACGTCTGATGCACGGCGATATGGGCTTGGTGATCTTGATAGATAAACGCGCGGAGAGGCTTACCGGACAGAGCTGACATATTCTCAGACACCGGATCTTTCGGTTTCTGGTCTTCAGCAGTTGGTACGAGCTTGTCGGCATTTTTCACTCCGAGGACTTCAATCATTTGCCGATGAAGCTGTGGCAGGTCATAGATCTGCGGCGCTTGCTGGGCCATCTGCAGCACGGCTTGATACTGTACAGCGCGCTGGGCCATGGTAGAGCTGTTTGGATCCGATACAGGGATCACATCTACCATTGCATAGTCAGACTTGCGAGCCTTGCGCTCTCCAGTGTCCGGCAGGAAGTCATATTCTTCCGGAGCGTAATCAGCAATGATTACTTTCAGGAGTTTGAACTCTTGCTTCATCGCAAAGTGAACACGGCTCTGTACGGCAGCCATTGGCTTCAGAGTGCGCTCCAGCAGTGCCAGCGTGGTGCCCACGGGGGCGTTTGCCGACATGTCAGAGATGTTCATATCCGAGATGGCGCCAAGGCGACGACCCTCTTCGGTAATTTGCTGCAGCAGCGCAAGCAGAACCTGTGACGGTTCTTTGTACGGCAGCATCATTATGTTGTCTTTGATGCTTCCTGATGGCACGTCTACGTCACGGAACTCGCCCGGGGCGATAGGAGTGTCATCACCCTTGGTTCTTAGACCACGAGACTTGAGACCGCCGGGTAGATTAGATAAAGTTCCAGCATCAACAAGCTGACGAATGATAGAAGTGCCAGCGCGAGCATAGCCGCCAACAATATGAATGAGCCCCAGCCCATAGAATCCAAATCCTGGAACGTATACATAGTGGACGAAGTGTTGTCTCTTGAGGTAAAGCGGGTCTTCTGGGTTCCAATTTCGGCGGATAGCCAAGACTTCATTCGTTCCCTTGTCAATCGTAATGACATACGGCTTAGGAAGGTCGTCATCTTCTTCATCGTCAATTCCTTCAATGCACCAATCTACGTGGATCTCGTAAATTGCGTAGCGGTCATCCTGAGTTAAAGACCAGCCGCCTTCTTCTGCCTTCTTTTTCTCAATATCCGTGTGGAAAGTTACTGGCTCACCCAACTCAATGTCGCGGTAGAACCCGGAAGCTTGAAAACGCCTCACTTCGTTCTCTGTTTTGCGCATAATATGGGTTACGCGCTCGGCAGATTCGATATGAGAGGCGCCATAAGGCACAATTACGTCTTCTGCAGGGATATAAATGCTGGCTTGTCGGCCCAAATGCGGGTCAAAGTACACTTTTTTGAACGCAGAACCGGCTAAACCGAGCGAATACAGCATTCTTTCGTGTTCTGGACGGTATTCAACCATCTTTTCCGTGAGCTGATAGTTCATATCCTCACGTACACGAGCCGCTGCGTCCTCTTTTTCCTTTGACATCATGCCGATGATTGCAGTTTTCACCGGGCCGGCGGCAGGGAATGTCTCGCTCATGGACTCTGCTTGGAATCGGATGGCTGCTTCTGCAAGAACAGTAGAGTAAACACCGCATGCGTCTTGCCACGGCTCTGTGCGCTCTTCGTATTTCAGGCCAAGAACTTCCAAACCCTTGACATACGTATCCGCCCACTCTTTTCGGCTGTTAACATCTTGGTCTACTAGGTCGATCAGCTCACTAGCTAGGCTTTGCAACGCGCCTTCGTCGAGGATATCAGCGATGTTCTCGTCAAACGATCCAGATTCTGCAGAGGTTTCGCTCTCAAGGATAATATCCACAGACCCATCTTCGTTCATTGTGATCTCTGGGCCGTCAGCAATCTCAATCTCGATTGCCGGCTCTACTTCATCTTGAATCCCCAGAGGGGCTGCGTATAAACCTTTTTCCATGGCTAATCCTTAGTAGTATCTACCGCGTCGCTGCTTGAAATACCTAACCTCATCTGGCTCATC